GTAATGCAGAGATACAGAAACAAACTTGTGTATGATGCAAAGACAGGTGAAATCAGAGATGATAGAAATCACATGTCCATGCTAGAAGACTTTTGGTTGCCTCGTAGAGAAGGTGGTCGTGGTACAGAGATTACAACTTTACCTGGTGGACAAAACTTAGGTGAGATAGATGATATTACATACTTTCAAAGAAAATTATATCGTTCATTAAATGTTCCTATCTCAAGACTAGAAGCAGAACAAAACTTTTCATTAGGTAGATCAACAGAAATTACAAGAGATGAATTAAAATTTACAAAGTTTATTGGTAGACTGCGTAAAAAGTTTTCTAATTTATTCTCTGATATTCTTAGAACACAACTTGTTCTTAAAGGTATTATTGCAGACGAAGAATGGCATGATATAAAAGAACATATTCAATATGATTATTTACAAGATAATAACTTTAGTGAACTTAAAGAAGCTGAGTTAATTAAAGAAAGACTTGATATGTTAAGTCAGATTGAAAATTATGTTGGTACTTTTTATAGTAAAAAATGGGTACAACAAAATGTGTTACGAATGACAGATTCAGAAATTGAATCAATGAAAGATGAAATGAATAAAGAGGCAGGTATGGATACTTCAGATGGTGGAGTAAATGTACCACAAGACACAGATGGTGTAACTAGATATCCATCTATTGATGGTTCACCAATATCTGGTGACGATTTAGATGCATATGATGGTGCACCACCCTCAGATAACGGAGATAATTAATGAGTAATGAAAAAATTAAGTCTATGATAGACAACATTGACAATCAAAACAATATAGATGCTGAGTCTGATTTTAAAAGTATAATGTCTGACAAAGTAGGTCAAGCATTAGAAAAAGAAAGACAAGTTCAAGCAAAAGCTATGGTAACTAAACATATACCTGACCAACCAGAGGAAACTGATGAGGTTTGATAGTTTCTATACTAATATTGTAGAAAAAGATGAGCACAAAAAGAGTTCAGAATATCGTAAACTATCACCTAAAATGAAGAAGGCAGTTGACGAAATATTCAAAAAAATGGACTCTAACTCATCAGATTTTATAAATAGTTTTGAACGCAATATAACTTTTGTTTCAAAAAAACATAAAGTTACAGAAAAAGAATTAATGACATACTTTGAAAAAGAAATGTTAACGATAGGAAAATAAAAATGGCTTGGAGCACAAAAATAATAAAAGATTCTGATCACGAAACATTAATCGTTTGTTCTGCTTCAGGTGCTGAATCAAATACAGTAGCAGTAACGGCTGGTTCGTTGTCTGGTAATGCTGGTACAGGTGAAGAAGTAGTAAATATTGCTGCAATCAAAATGTCAAGTGCAGCTGCTGCAACCTCTGCATTATTTACATTTGATGCAACTACAGATGATGATATGATTACTCTTTATGGTAATGCATCGTGGGGATTTGCTGATGCTTCAGGATTCACACTTGAAAATCCTAAATCATCTGGTTACACTGGTGATATAAGAATTACATCAAGTGCAGCTACAACAATTATGTTAAAACTTAAAAAAGTAGAAGGTTATACTAATTCAAAATAGGATAAAACTATGAAACTAATATCTGAGGCATTAGAGAATGTAAAGTTTCTTGCAGAAGAAGACGAAAAGGGTGAAAAGAATTATAAGATTGAAGGTATATTTATGCAAGGAGATATCAAAGACCGTAATGGTAGAGTATATCCTGTAGAAGTATTAGAAAAAGAAATCAAAAGATACAATAAAGAATTTATAGAAAAAAATAGAGCCTATGGTGAACTTGGTCATCCTGAAGGCCCTACTGTAAATTTAGATAGAGTATCTCATATGGTAACATCTCTGAAAAGAGAAGGTAGCAATTTTATCGGTGAAGCCAAGATTATGGAAACACCAATGGGTAAGATTGTTAAAAACATAATGAATGAAGGTGGCACATTAGGTGTATCTTCTAGAGGTATGGGTTCTTTAGAACAAAAGAATGGTGCCAATTATGTGAAAGACGATTTTATGTTAGCTGCAGCAGCCGACATAGTGGCAGACCCTTCTGCTCCGCAAGCATTCGTTAACGGAATAATGGAAGGAAAAGAATGGGTTTGGAATAATGGACTTCTTAAAGAAGTCGAGCTTGAAGAAATAGTTGAAACTGTAGAAGAGAGCGTTCGTAAAAAACTTCCTAATGTAGAGGCTTTAGCGTTCGCAAAGTTTCTTAAAAAGTTATAAAACTATAAATAATAATGATAATAAAATATAGGAGAATCCCCAATGTCAGAATTAGATAAGACTATTGAGGAGTTGGAACAAGAAGTCGTTGCTGAATTAGATGAGGCTAACGGACTTCAAGAAAAATCACCAGATTCTACTGGCGGTAAGGCCGACCCAATGCCCAAAATGAAGGGTGGTGAGGAACCAGAAGATGTGGGTGGACCAACACCGACTAAAGATGCTAATCAAGCTGGAAAGCCTGATGCAGCAAAAAAAGTAAAAAAAGATACATCTGATGCATCAAAATCAGCTGTAGCTTCTGAGCCTGCTGACAAAATTAAAGAAGATGCAGATAAAGAAGTAAAAGCTGAAGAAGATGATGTTGATGAAACATACGAAACTTATAAAAAAGAAATGATGAAACATTCAAAAGAAGACCTACATGCTATGTATGCTAAAGAAATGGATATGGGGTCTAAAGAAAAAATGATCAAAGCAATGTACGACAAAAAAATGGAAGGTGAACACGAAGAATCAAAAACACATTCTGTTAAAGAAGATGTTGAAGCATTGTTACAAGGCGAAGATTTTTCTGATGAATTTAAATCTAAAGCTGAAACTATTTTTGAAGCAGCTGTTTCATCTAAAATCAAATCTATTGAGGCTCAATTAAAAGAAGAGAATCAGAAAACACTAGAAGAACAAAAAGAAGATATGGTAGACAAAATTGACTCTTATCTTAACTATGTTACTGAAGAGTGGAAAAAAGAAAATCAACTTGCAATTGAAAGAGGCCTTAAAGGTGAAATCGCTGAAGATTTCATTTCAGGTCTAAAGCAATTGTTTGAAGACCACTATATTGATGTTCCTGATGAGAAGTATAATATTCTTGAGGCTCAGGAAAAAGAAATTGAAGACCTTAAAGGTAAACTAAATGAAAAGATTGAAGAAGATAAAAATTCTAAATCTAGAATTGGTGAACTTGTAAGAGAATCATTAATTTCTGACGCAACCAAAGACTTAGCTGAAACTGAAATAGAAAAATTTGTTTCTTTGACAAAAGATGTTGAGTTCTCTGGTGAAGAGTCCTTTAAACAAAAACTTGATACTTTGAAAGAATCTTATTTTCCTTCAGAGAAAAAAGTTGAAGAGGTGTTATCAGAAGAAACTGAAGCAGAGCAATCTGGTCCAGTAGATTCAGATGCAATGGCGGCATATATGGCTGCAATTCAAAAAACCCACAAAAGGGCAAAAAACACTTAATAGATAAATAATAGTAAATAAGATAAGGAGAAACTAATGTTTCAAACAACACATTTACAAGAGAAGTGGCAGCCCGTTCTAGACCATCCTGATTTGCCGAAAATCAACGATGCTTACAGAAGAGCCGTTACTACCGTTATTTTAGAAAACCAAGAAAAGGCACTTAAAGAAGATGCCGCTTTCTTATCAGAGGGTACACCAATCAACGCTACTGCTGCTGGTGCTAACCCAATGGCTAACTGGGATCCAATTTTAATTTCCCTAGTTAGAAGAGCTATGCCAAACTTGATTGCATATGACATTTGTGGTGTGCAACCAATGACTGGTCCAACTGGTTTAATCTTCGCAATGCGTTCAAGATTTAATGACCAGTCTGGTGCAGAAGCATTAGTAGATGAAGCTGATACAGAATTTTCTGCAGACAATGCATCATCTTCACTATCTGCTGCACAACAAGGAACTAACCCAAGTGTACTAAATGATTCACCAGAAGGTAACTATACTTTCACACAAGGTATGACTACTGCTCAGGCTGAAGCATTAGGTGACAGTTCTCAAAACAACTTTGCTGAAATGGCTTTCTCTATTGAGAAATCAACTGTTACAGCTAAGTCTAGAGCACTTAAAGCTGAATACACTATGGAACTTGCACAAGACTTAAAAGCAATTCACTGTCTTGATGCAGAAACAGAACTTGCAAACATCCTTTCTTCTGAAATACTTGCTGAAATTAACAGAGAAGTAGTAAGAAGAGTTTACAGAACTGCCGTAGAAGGTGCTGCTGTAAACACAACAACTGCTGGTACTTTTGACTTAGATACAGACTCTAATGGTAGATGGTCTGTTGAAAAATTCAAAGGCCTAATGTTCCAAATTGA